ACTACTACGGTGATGAAAATGTCCAGAACAAACCGTATCGAATTTTTCAAATATCTTAGGATCAAATCCTTCATCGTTCTCGTGACCCTTATACATTTGAAAGCCTGCTATCTCAAAATGCCCGAACAGAACCTGGGCACTGGTAGTCTTAATAGCTTCCATACATTGGTTGTAGTTATCTGTACATATCCATGGCATCATGAATATCTTAGACCCATCATCGAATTCTAACTCAGATGGAGTATCAATAACATTAAACTCATAGTCTTTGAGTAGTAGACGAGGTGAGTTAACGTCGTTGGTATTCTTAAAAAAGGTATCGTGATTACCTACAATCATATGTAGTTCGATATCCCTTTTCTTAATCTCGTCAAAAAAGTAATTACGACAAGAAGACAAGGTATTAAAATTGATATACTTACGGCGATCGAAACAATCACCAAGGTGCACAATAGTCCGTATACCCCTTTTATCAATCTCAGGGAAGAAGATCTCCTCATAAAATCTCCTAAAGAAGTTATCAAAGGGAATACTATCCGAGCGGGCACCGAAATGAGTATCCGTTACAAGCGCTATCTTAGTCATACCAATGCCTTATTACCCCTGCAACAATAAACAGGTTAGTTATTATATAGGAAAGAACGATAATGGTTCTTATAACAGCAATACGATCTGCTTCACGATTATTATCGGAAGCTTTCTCACCTAATGCTTTAGCCCAGAGCCTCCACATCAGTCATTATACTCGTTGTCTTCTCTATGACCAACACGCATAGACATATTAGCATCAGTCTCACGTACCTCTACCTTACAGCACCAGATACGATCTTGTTCCCCGTAGCTTGGCAAGAAGATGGTATTGATATACTCATACAAGAAGTCTGCAAGACCTTCACACCCAGTCTTTTCTACTTCTGTAATCTTAGCAATACCCTGGCGACCGAGTTCAAGTAAGTACTCTCTCTTAGGATCGTCTTGAGCAACGAGTAAAGTATGATCAAACCATTCCTCTAGTTTATCTTTCAATGGACGTAGACCACCAAAGTCCATTACCCAATTACGAACATCTAGAGTATCGGATTCGAACTCAAAGTGAAATGATAAAGCATAACCATGAACCAGGTTACAGTGACTATCAGCTCGCCACTGACGGTACGCAACCGGTCCTATCTGCTTATACGTTTTAGTTGAAATATATTTTGCCATTTTTAATCCTATGTTAGTTAGCATAGGCAGCAGAGTTTATAGAGCGGGATGACGCCGAAGACCGCTTTTGCATTATGTATATTTCTTATCGTGCTCTTTACCAATACCATAACTGCCATCGTACATTTTAAGCGCTTCTGCGTCAAACGACAAGTACTGACCTACCCTCGTACCTTGCTTAATGCGAGCCGGACCAGTCGTAACATGTAGTACCCCGGCCATGACACCATGATAGCCAGAATCATAAAGCCCTGAAGTAATAAAACAACCATTGCGGTTAAGAGTGCTACGAGTAATGACCCAACCAGCCTCCCCTTCGCCCACATGGATGACGTTTTCCATAACGATCTCATAACTCCCCGGGTATAACGTAAAATAGCCTTCTGAGTCTGGTATGAGTTCTTGAGAGCCTCTATGTTTTTTGTGATCATTGCTTACCTCAAATACTTCGTTAATAATTTGAAATACCTTACCTAAACGTAGATCTACAGCATTAGGTTGAATATCTCCATCAACAACATTAGTCAGCTTAGTCCTACTACTTTCACCCATTACGTGCTTCATACTAAATGGTTCTGAATATAATTTATATGTAACTGTCATGCATTCTCCGGTATATAATATGGGTTTTCTTTCGTCTCAAAATAAGCTACAACATCAAGATACTTCGTTCCAAAATTTAATTTCCAAACTCGATTAGGTGTAAGAGATACACTATTACCAAATTTGGTTGAAGATATATTAAAGTGATCATCTATGAAGAGAGGCGAAATCTCATTTCTGAATACATAGAGGCTTCCACTCATGTACATAATACAAGCAAACGTTCCATCTACTCTTGATAACGACGACCAGCCATAATCAATAATTTGTTCTAGCAACCAAACAGTATCCCAAGTACCAGGACTAAGTTTATTCTGCTTAATGATACCGTTATGCCATAGCATAGCATCACCATGGACTGCTGGATGAATATTTTTCGAATCTGTAGTAGGTGCTTGGGAATGAGCGATTATAAAATCACCTTCCTTGCAAGGTATACCGTCAATTAGTGTATCAGGCATCTTACCGGAATCTTGAAATAAAGTTTGAAACTCTATCTTACCCTTATAGGGTTTAAAAGTAGCCAATGAGTAATTTAACTCACCTCTATAAGCATTTAGAGCATATAACTCTTTAAGTTTTTCTTTATACAAAGATCCGGTTATTGCACACATCTTACACCTTCATTCTCTCGATTAAGTCTTGCCAGGGGATTACTTTTGAATACTCAACTGTATCATTATAACCTATCTTAGCAAAATTGGCAATACGTTCAGAGCAACTAGGACACTCACCACACGAACGATGCTGATCATCTGGATTGTAACAGGTCATAGTAAATGCAGTTAACATTAAGTTACCATCTAGCTCTTGCAAGATCTGTAACTCATCGTACTTAGATAACTGGCTGAAAGGGGCAGTTAACTTAATCTTAATGATACGGTTTTCAGATAGTAAGTCATTTACTTTATCTACCCAGCGCTGGGTCGTATCATGGTAACCGTACTCATCATGTACCTGCAAGCCACATACAACTGTATCAACGTTCTGTGTCTCTGCAAATGCCGCGGCAATAGACATCAAGATCATATTACGGTTAGGTACATATGTCTTTGGACGAGGATCACCAAGCACGTCTTTAATAGTAGGCATAGCCATATCGGTATCGACGTTAGCTGAAAACCCTTTGCTGATATCGCCAAGGAAAGATGCATCTACAACTCGATGCTTAACACCAAGTAAGTTAGTAGACATTCTAGCCATTTCAATCTCCCGTCTCTGCTTCTGGCCATAATAGAAGGTCAATGCAGATACATTTTCCTTTCCATATTTCTCTACAGCCAATCTCATTGCAATCGTACTATCCATACCACCGGATAGGATAACTACACAGCCTTTTACATCGGGTAATAGTGCTTGCGCTTCACTTGAGGTCATCTTGTTTCTCTTTCAGTTCTTTTTGTATACGGTGAATATAAACAGTTGCATCCATCAGTTCTTCTTTAAGATGCTGAATCCATTGCATTAAGTCTAAATCTTTACGCTCGGTAGTTACCCCGTACTTCTTAAATCCATGATCAGCTCTTCTCATGTACTCTAGACATATTTCATTAACGTTATTGTCTTCGACACTCAGATCAAATTTAACACCTTTATTTAATTTAAATGTCATTGTCTTGCAGTCTTTTCACAAAAGTTATAAGCATCAATAATAGGCGCTTGGTTTAACAAAGGATAGTTCGATGCACGGGTAGGGTTAATATCAATACCACCTCTACGAGTATACAAACAAGTTACCATCAACTCTTCTGGATTTAACAAATCCCATAGACGTTTATAGATACATTCGGCAATCTCTTCATGGAAATGATTCTCTTTGCGCATTGATACAATATACTGTAGCAAGGACTCAGGGGTAACAGCCTTATCGCCTTTTATATGAATATAAACATCACCCCAGTCTGGTTGATTAGTTACTCGGCAATTAGAACGCAGCGAATGTGAACGCCATCTTTCATAACGACCAATAGAAGGTACTACTTTTAAAATATCAGATGATTCGTTATATTGATCAAATGATAACTTGGCAACATTACAGTACTCCTCTAGCGCCATAAAGTCACCCTTCAACGGCTTTACTGTATCTACATCACCTACTGCAATATAGACCCCTACCTCACCGCCTACGGCTTTAGAAAGGTCACTTTCGATTTGATCTTCAATAAAGTAAAGTTCTTCTTTACCATTAATTAAACGAGCCATATTGTATGAGTTCAAATATAGCTTGACCGATTTTGACTCTACAATATTAGGAGTACTAGAAGAATATGTAAACTTCAACCAACCGGAGATAGGGAAGCCATTCTTATGTAGAGTAGAAAACTCATAAGCATTCCAGGCATCCATACCTACAAAAGGTAATTCCTCTTCATGAATATCGTAGCCTGTACGATTCAAATGACGAGGAACAGAAACTAATAGGCTTGGATCTACTTCATCAGGAGTTATATAAGGTTTAACAGCTGAGCCATCTCCTGCCTTACCCAGGTGAACGCCTACTAGTTTATTCAGTTCATCTTGATTACTCATTATCTTCCTTCTAAATGATCTATAATTGTATTAACTCTATTACGCACAGAGCCTTTGACTCTAAGCATACTTAATTCTTTCTTTTCAATTGTCGTCTCAAACAATTCTGCAATCTCATCTCTAAATTGTTTATTAATACTACGTACCCCATCATCTACAATCTCAAACTCAGGTTCAATATAGAAGACAAAATCATACGAATGCCATACCTTGTTAAACACCTCTTTAACATAAGTCATTGTACTATTATTAATTTGATTATTTTTAAAAAGATATGTACTATACACCAGACCGTCTAATGCAGTACGATCAGTTAACATATTGCCATACATGAACACATTAACAATATGCTCATTCATAATGAGACGCTGAGTAATATCGGTACCTTCTTCATTGATAGGTAGACCATAACCTTTAACGCGACGAGTTACTTCATCACAAATAACATAATCTTGAAACAGCTTTTCTGAACGCAATGCATTTAGTAAAGTAGTTTTACCTACCGATTGCGCGCCTGTTATACCAATTTTCATAATCCCTTTTCTCTAAGGAAGAAATTCCACGCCGATAACGAAGCCATCTTAAGTGAAGCATACAAGTCTTCTCTAGTATAATTTCTATTACGTAAATGTACTGCTTTCAATACATCACCCCCGTCCAATTCTGCAGTACACTTATGTACAACACTGCCTATTATATTATACTTGTCGTTATCTTGCCATACTTTTTCTTGAGGATCTCTACCTTTTAACTCAGGGTAGAGATCAATTGCTCCAGGATGCCCGTTATATATTTCGTATTTTTCACATATATCAGCTGGTAAAATGCGAAGGTAGCCGTGAAGACTAATAAGGGTTTGAGGAACATTATATACCACCTGATTTCTAAAGTAGTTCATTAACATATCATGCTTGGCAGACATAATAGTAACACCCAGCTCACGAATGCCCGGGTGAAATTTAATTTTATCTTCAAAATTATTAGTTACTATTAAGTCTGGTTTACGTTTGATAGACTTAGATAACTCAACAATCTCTGAACCTGTTTGACTAAAGAATGTAATCCAAATCATTATCTGTAACCATGAACGTATGATCTAAAGTACTTAATATTATGATTAATGGTATACATAGCGGCTACCGAGGGTTCAGGAGTATTAAGTAGTTCAATGAGTTTGATGGATTTTTTACTAACCAGACCACCAGGCTCGTAGCCAAAGTCCAACAAAGCATGAACAATAGGGTTGGAAGTATCCAACGAGTCCAACCATTTGAACCCTTCTCGGTAGAACATAAACTCAATTGGAAGCGCACAGCCAAGGAGGTGATGTGGTTTTTCAGTATTGATAACACTGTCATTTAATAGTCTCGTTAAAGTTTGTACCCTACCTAATGCATAACCCATCCATTTATTCGGATGAGGACATACCTCGAGGTAGTACGAATAGTCAAAAGAAATAGCAATCTTATCTACACCAATTACATTATCTAGATAATCGTAACACTGAACGAGGTCTTCATAACTCTTACCCTGAACAACGCCAATAGTCTTACCTGGTAGATCAGAATATTTTTCTTTCCAATCAAGAGCATTATCCATTGTACCTAGTGCACTCTCTAGAACATCAGGTATAATATACTCAGTAGGTTTAAGTTCTTTAATCCAATGGGCAAACTTATCAGAATCAAAAGCTGTACCTAGTTCAAAGATAGAATTATCTAGTAATACAGTTCGACCTTGAGCTAAAGAATCTTTAAAGAATTGTAAATAGGTTGGTTCGGTCTCGAACAAGTGGACAAGAGCGTAATCGTAATCGTTATAACTACGAGACCGATCAAGAAGGCAAAGCGGGGATTCATGGCTAATTTTCATTGTAGTTTCTCAATAATTTTTGATTTGACTGGCACCCACATTACAATATCACCAAACTTAGTCTTCTTAGCCTTGGCTTTATTTTCACTAACATAGGTTACCATCTCTTCTACATTATAACGGAAGATAGACTTAGTATCCACATCAACCCCGTAAATCTGATCGGCAGTAGTTGTGTATAACCAGCCAGCTCCGTTCTTTACAGTATACAGTTCCACGCAGAGGAACCCTTGATAGAAGTTAGACTTTACATCAACAGCAATTCCGTCAATGATACAATCTATTTTAAGCTTTACTTGACTGTTAATATCATTTTTATCTTCAAATAAAATATTATTAACGTTACAGTATTCTTCTACTATAGCTTCCCCGCGGTCACCCTTGGCGCCCTTGGCACCATAGCGACCTTCGGAGTTTGCATACCATGTCATAAATTACCTCTTAATTAAAGACATAAATTCAGCTCGGCAATCGGGCTCACTCTTAAAGCAACCACCAAGCTTGGCTGTAAGGGTAGATGAGGAATGATCTTCAACACCTCGTGACTTAACGCAGTAATGAGTGCCTTCAATTACTACAGCAACATCTTCGGTATCGAGGATGAAGCATAGAGCATGATATACCTGCTCGGCAATACGTTCCTGCACCTGAGGACGACGCGAAAAGTATTCTACAATACGATTTAACTTAGATAGACCAAGCACTTTACCTTTAGGGATATAACCAATATGTGCTTTACCATCGATAGTAACAAAGTGATGCTCGCAATTAGACATCATAGTAATGTCTTTCTCTACCACCATCTCATCGTACCCCATCTTATTATCAATAACGGTACACTTAGGAAAGTTCTCTGGCTTCAGACCCCAGAAAATCTCTCGCACAAACATCTTAGCTACTCTCTTAGGAGTATCCATCAACGAGTCATCGGTCAAGTCAAGACCCAACGTCTCCATAATGACAGCAAAGTTCTTTTCGATCTTTGCAATCTTACGCTCGTCCTTAACCCCAAGTCTATCCAATACGATAGGCGTATGAACACCTTTAGA